TCCCCGACGTCATAGGGCAGCGCGTCTGCGCTCAGGCCGAAACTGCCCTGGCGCAGAATGTCGTTGAACACGTTCAACTCGAACATCCCGTACACACGCGCCTGGCGAATCGACGTGATGCCCAGCGCGAAGCCTTGAGTCTTGCGGTAGTTCGTCAGCGACGTAGAGTTTTGAATCGAGGCGTGCTCGATGCGTGTGGCCGACCGCTCCCAGTTGAGGCGGCGATCCACGAAGTCCACGGTCTTGACGTTGGGCCGGTCAGATGCGCCGCCGTATGTAACCTGGAAGCTATCGCGCATGATGCTCGCCTGGTTCACGATGTCGATGGCGCTACGCGGCTGCTCGAACTTGAACCGCAGCCCGGACCCTTGCCGGATCGGAACAGCGAACCCGATCCCGCATATCCCCTGAAGCGTGGGCCAGCCCTTGCCTGGCGTGTCTAGTACGCCGTTCCATTCGTGCCTCTGCTCGCGCCCCTCGATGGTCCCGCTAATGAATGCGGTTCCGCCGACGTGCGCGGAGAGCTGCGTGCCAGAGGTCCACGGGTCGCCGCCCAGTGTGGCCCGCAGCGTGACCGTCTTGGCCACGGGGTCGAGGGCCGAGACAAGGTGCCCCCCGTCAACCGTGGGCGGCGTCTCGGATAGCGTGTTCTCTAGAGGCGTGTTCACCTCGAAGTTGACTAGGTTGACGCCAGTGAGGCCGATGTAGTGGCCGACCGCGTACCTCGACACGAACAGCGCGTACCCGCCGCTCGACATATGGACGGTGAGTTCCCCGAACACCCCGCCCGTCACGGCGGTCAGTTGCGTCCACGTGATGTTCGTCCACCGGTCGCCCGCGTCGTATCGGTCGAGCAGGTCGTACACCATCTGGTCCGAGTAGTTCGCCCAGTCAAGCACGCTCTGAAGGTCAACGTCGGCCAGCTTGTAGTGCGCGCCGAGCCCATAGAACTGATCGAGCACGAGGTCGAGCGCGACCCACGCGACGTTGGCCGTGTACGTCGGCGTGAGCACGGGCGATGACGTCGAGACGCCATCCCACACCGCGACCTTGCGCCCCTTCACCGGCACCGTGATCTTCGGGGACGACGTGTTTAGCTGCTCGGATGCCGGGACCTCAATGGAGTAGTACGCGCGTCCAGGGTAGACGAACTCCTCATCCAAGATCCCCGTCAGCGCGAACCAGTCGCACTCGCTCTGCTGAAGGCTGTTCGTGCTGGAAGGCGAGATCCGCAGGACTTCCATGCGGACCTTCATGCGGTCACTCGATGCGGTCGCGCCCGCTGACTTGACCTTGCCTCCGCCCGCCGGGCCGAGCGCCCACGAGTTCTGCGCTACGAGCGTGTTCGGGAACGCGGCGACCTCGGACGTGAACGGTGACGCGGAATCAAAACGCCAGATTGCGAGAGCGCTGGGGATCGTCGCGGTTGACCCGATCAGCCCTTCGCCGTTGTTGTAGATGTTCAGCACCTCGCTGACCGAGAGGTTCCTGTCACAGAAGAACACCTCGTCGAGGTCCATGCGCGCGGCGGTCGTCGACCCCCCATTGGGGTGGTTGCCGATAGTAAACACGCGCCCCGTCCCGCTCGTGCCCGGCGTGAGCACAGTGATGGTTGGATCGCTGAACACCTGCACGCCGTCGAAGAAACAGACGACCTCCGTGAAAGCATTATCGTACGTCCACACGATGTGATGCCATCCGCCACCGCTCATGTCCGTGATCGGAGCAGTGGCCTGCTCGGTCATGACCGTCGCATTGCCGTTGCGGAAGAACACGCCGTAAGGCACGGGCACGCCGTCAGAGTTTTCCTGCACGCCGATGGTGAACCCGTTCTTGAACCCAGGTGCAGCGTTTGCCCATGTGATGCAATATGGGCTTCCCTGGAACGATAACGGCAACGGGACGCGATACCACCCGCCGACCGAGAACCCATTCGTGTACGGCGCCACGTTGCCCTGCAAGTACGCGGGCAGCGAGAGCGCCGCGATGGTCCCGTATGAACTCGTCCCAAGCGGGTTCGTCGTCCCATCGAAGACCCCGTTACATACGACGTTCTCACCGAAGACCGCGTGCGTGTAATTGATCGCGTTGAGTAGCGGCACCTTGAACGTGTGGAACAGCGGGGAGCGCGTCTTGCCCACCACCTTGAAATCGTCCGTCGGCTGAAGCCGGACGTACCCGTCACCCTCGGGGCCTCCCGTCGTGATCGGATTGTTGCTCGCGTCGAGCTCGATGTACCGCACCGCGAACCGCACAGCCGTAGGCGTGAGCCCACCGCTCGATGACGTTCGGGTCAGGCCGCGCGGGAACTGGAGCACGATTTCCGTGCGGTCGCTCACGTCTGTGAGGTCGAAGGACTTGCCCCACGCATCCCACTCATCGTCGATCTCGGTCAGCGTCTTGAACGGCACGCCAGTGGACTGCCCGTAGTAGTTCGTTTCGTTGACGACGATGGGCGGCGGTTGGAGTTTGTTGGTCTCGACGTTGACCAGCCCGAGCGCGACAGAGAACTGGGTAGCAGTGTCTTCCCATCCGGGCACGACCACCTGGGACAGAGACCCGAGCCGCACGAAGACCTTCACGTCCTTGAAGTTCTCGACGGGGTTGTCGTTGATCTCCATGCCCTCGGGCAAGTCGCCAGTCAGGTTCGAGAGCCCGATGGACGATGTCGTATCGCCCACCGCGTCACCGATGGACTCGACCGGTCCCTCGCTCACGCAGATGAGCGCGTGGTAGGTCGAGCCTTCCGAGTCGCTCTTGATGTATTCCCCGATGATCTGGCCACCGACGCGCATCTCGCCGTAGACGACCGGGACCGTATCGCCCTCGGCGCGGGCGTTGCCGATACCTGTAAAGCCGTAGTTCTTGGACTGCTTCTTGCCCTCGGCGGGATCCGGCGTGGGGAGTAGGTACTTCGACGCGAAGAACGTCAGCGCCGCGCCGCCGGCAAGCACGACGTATAGCGGTGCCGTGAACAACTCGACACCGAACAGAAACACCGTGGCCGATGCTGTCAGCGGTTCACGCAGGTCCGCCGCGTAGGTGATGTGGTCCCCGTCGAGCACGATGTCGCTGCGCTTCGCGCGCCGCGCGTTCCGCATGATGAACTCAAAACCCTCGGGCACGAACAGATCGACCGTCGCGCCGCGAACGTGGCGCACGTCCTTCGTGTCCCGATTCCACGGGTCGAGCACGCTGCGCAGTCTGTGGACCTTGACACTCATGCGGTGGCCTCCCACTCGTACACGCCGATGACGTTTCGGACCGCACGCGCTGGAACGAGGAACGCATGGCCTCGCTGCGGAGTAGTCGTCAGGAACAATCGCTCCTCCTCGTTCACCAGAAGCAGCACGCCCGCGACAGGCCCGCCGCTATCCGAGATCACAAGGTGCCCCACCTTCGTCGCGCTACTCAACTCGTCACCGACATGACGCCACTGGCTGTCCCCGCGCGCAACGTCATCGTAGGTCGTCTGCTCAGCGTCCTCCGGGGACGATAGACCTACAAGCGGGATGCGAGCCGCAGCCGTCCACACAAGCGAGCGGCAGTCGAGGCCCTCCACCGTGTTCGTCCCGCCGAACTTGTACGGCGTGCCCACGAGGTCGAAGACTTCGAGCTTGCTCATTGCAGCGGCACCTTGCTCGAGAGTCGCGCGATCCCACGGAACGCTCCGAACCTTGCCGGGTGCTGCTCGGTCAAGCCGCGCGCAACCTCGTCCTCGCCGCGAACCGTGCAGGCGTCGAGATGCTTTGCGCATGTCGAGAACCCGCCGCCCACCACGCCCGTCGGAGAGGTCGGGATGATGTAGTTGCACCTCACGCCGCCGAACAGGAACGGGCAGTGGTTCTTGAGGAAACGATGCGCGGGCACGGCTTCTTGGTACAGGTTATAGTTTGCAATCGCAAACGTTGCGCTGTTGTTGTTGACCGTGACCGCGCGCACCGTTCCGTCGAATCTAACCTGAGCATTTACATCGAGCAAGGTCGAGCGGTTGACGATACGCACAACGACGGGCGCACCGTGCAGGCCGCTGTACGCTTCCAGCACTGTCCCCACGTCGCGCCGGATGTTCGATACGACCACGGAGAGCTCCGGCAGATCGCCCGACTTCGCCTGGCTCCATTCTCCGATCTCGATGTGCAGCGGGTCGTACTGGATCGGGTCGCCGTCAGAGTTGACGCCGAAGGCGATCTTCTCGGTCTGGTTGCAGAACCGAAACCGCGTGGGCGGGTCTGTTGGCACCTCGACCTCGAAGAGCCACACGAAGGGAGACGAGTTCTCCAGCGTGTTGATGTGCGGCTGAAGCGATGTCGGGAACGTCCCCCCCGCCGTGGCGGCGATGATTGTGATGGCTTCGGTGATCGCATAGCCGAACCTCGGCAGCGGGCGCGACAGGCGCGGACCAGGCTGCGTGCTCACCATGCCCGTCTCGGTCCACGCGCCGTTCGCCACGTAGTCCTTCACCGTGACCGTACCGCCTCGATGCAGCGGCGTGTAGAGCACCATCGAACGCGGGTACCAGTCAGGCGTAAGCCCCGTCCCCAGTCCCTTGATCTCGGCCGCCGAGAGCGCACGATTCCACAGAGCCTGCTCGGCAACGTGCCCCTGGTTCTGCAACCCCTGGAATCCGGCAGTAGACGCAGCCCCCACCGTCATCTGTGAATCGGTCCACGAACTCGAG